TAAATGATTTATAAAATTAAATGATTTGTATAAAAGTTTTTTTTATTTAAATTAAGATTGATACAAAAAGCATTGTAAAAAACATTATATAATAAATGAATTTTAAGTGTGAATCTAATTCTTTTTTCATTCTTTCAGATTCTTCTTTCCAATATAAACTTGTATCTTCTATGGATTTTTTAGTATCTCCTTCATATTGAAAATCTGGAAATACATTCATCCATTTTTTATTTGAAAAAGTGTGTGAAGTTACCATTTTTTTTGATTCATAAAATGAAATATAAATCCAAGTTTTTGTCATATCATAATATGGTAAAGATATATAAAACAATAATTCACAAAACATTCCAATAAATAACCAAAAATAATAAAATGTTTGTATATTTAATTGTTTATAATTCAATTTTTCTAATGTATTATTCCATTTTGAATATGCTTCATCGGGAGTTCCAATAAAAAAAGCATTTCCAACAACAAGTTGTTTCTTTTTATTCCATTCATCTCTATATTTTATTATACTTTCTTCTGTTTCTTTTGATATATTTATTGAAGGATCCATAGTATATAATAAAACATGGGCTGCTTTTATATGAGATTTTACTAAATCTCTTATATAAATCCAATCCCATTGTATATTTTTTGGTGTAGAAAAATGAAATCCTAGAAGAGATGCTTTCATGAATTTTCTAAAATGTTTATCATTTTGACCCCAAATTACTCCTGCTCTAATTGCGCAAGTTTTCATAGATTCATTATGACTTTGTTCTAAAATATAATTTTCTGCTATGCATTTTGATTTTGAATAAGAATCTTTTAAATTTTCTGGATTATTATCAAAATCAGATTCAGATTTCATAAATATGGATTCACCAGAAAAACAAACATTATGACTACTTGTATAAATTAAATTTTTTATACCAGTTTGTTTGCAAGCTGCAATTAATTTTTTAGTTCCATTTACATTTGTTTCATAAGAATGATTAAAATATTCAAAAAAATTGGAATCAAAACATGATGCACAATGAAAAACAATATCTATATCTTTGCAAGCTATTAAAACATTTTCGAAATCATTTAAATCAACAAAATAAAAATTATATTTGTTTTGATTTATATTTGTGATTTGTTTTAATTCAGGTCTTTCTAAAATAGAAACTTGATATCCTTCTTCATAAAGTGCGGAACATAATAGAGATCCAAAAGATCCTAAACCTCCAGTAACAAGACATCTAATATTTTTTTTCATTTTGAATTGATTTTCAAAATTATCAATAATTTTTAATAAATCCATCTTGTATTATTTATATTAATTCTAATAAACCAATTAAAACATAATTATATTTTTAAAACATAATTATATTTTTAAAACAAAATTATATTGATAAAAAACAATTATATTTGAAGTTATATTTGAAGTTATATTTGAAGTTGTAAATTAAGTTGTAAATAAAGTTGTAAATGAAGTTGTAAATGAATTTTTTTTAAAAATAAATGAAATAAAAAATTTATAATTTAATTTATTTTGAAAATGGATTTTTTATATTAAATGATTTATATATATTTTTTGGATCATTTAAATATTCCATAACTTCTAAAGTTTCTTTTAATAATTTTTCAGGATTTAATTGTTTCGATTTCTTTTTAATATTTTTCAAAAATGAATTAGGATCTTGATATTTAATATTACAACTTTTGCAAATTTCTTTTCTATATTTTTTCTTAATACAAATCATATTTCCTTTTACTCTACATAAAGGACAAAATTTATGTTTTGTTTTTTTAACCCAAAGATGTATACATTCAGCATGAAATGTATGATTACATTTTTTCATTGAACAACATAAGTTAACATCATTCATATCTTCTAAACAAATACAACATGTATCAATTTCTGATTTATCATTAATTATTTTAATTTCATTTTTTTCCATCATATTAACAATTTAACAATTTGAGAATTTATTTTATTGATGTATATTATTTCTTATTTTTTTAATTAGCAAAACTAATAAAAAGAAAATTTATTTTTGAGTAATTGCAGCAAAAATAAAAATAAATTTTAGAAAAAATGATATTTGTGTTTATAATTTTATAAATTTAATGTTTAATAATAAAATTTTAGTAATAATATTTTTTAAACAATTTTATTTAAATAAGAATAGATACATCTGAAAAAAGTGCAAAATTATTTATTTTTGATTTAAAAAGTATAAATTTAATAAAAATAATTGATTCAGATGAATATTGTAGTGAGTGGATATTTTGAAGGAAAGAATTTTGGTGATGATGCGTTTTTAATTGCATGGGATAAAATAATGAGTGAAATATCCAAAAATGAGGAAATTAAATGTTTTGAAAAAAATAAAAATAATAATAATATTAAACCATTCAATTATGAATTTATTACAATGGAAAAAATTAGTTTAATAGATCCACAGAAAAAAGTTGATATTTTAATATGTGGTGGTGGTGACTTATTAAATGCATATTTTAGTTCATGTCTTGAAAAATTTTTATTAAAAAGACCAAAAACATTAATTTATGGTGTAAGCTTAGGTGGATATATTGAAGATAATTATCATTCGATATTTTATGATAGAATTTGTTTTAGAAGTCCAGAATTTATAAAATTATGTTGTTTACCCAAAAGTTTTACAAATTATTTACCAGATTTAACAATTTGTTTATTGGATGAAGTTGAAGCAATAAAACCAAAAAATATAAATGATTTTATGAAATATATAGAAATAAGAAAATCTTCATCTAAAAGAAATAATGAGGGAGATATAAAACTTAATGAAAATGATATTAATAATACTAATCAAAATGATTCTATGAAAAATAAAAAACATATTGGTATTTTTCTTACACATAGTATTATACAATCAGAACAAATTAAATATGATTTTGTTTGTGAAGAAATAATTAAAACAATAGAAGAAATGGGAAACGATTATATATTTCATTTTATTTCTTATAATACTTCAATTGATACAAAAATGGATTGTGATTTTTATATACATAATAAAATTCGAGAAATTATAATGAAAAAATATCCAAATGTAAAAAATTATTTAATTCATGATATATTTGGTACTTATAATTTTGATTCTATGATATCTATTATGAAATGCATGGATTTTAATATATGTATGAGATTTCATAGTCATGTTTTTTCATTATTATCTAAAATACCATTTATATCAATGAGACATACAAATAAAGTTAAAAAATTATTAATTGATAATGAAATTGTAGATTTTTCAATTGATATGTATGGAAAATGGAATTATGAAGTTATTGTAAATGGCATTAAATCACATTTTGAAAATCCATCTATTTTGAATGATAAATTAAATCAAATTATTTTAAATTGGAAAAATCAAAATGTAAATAATAATTATGTTAAAATGATACAAAATTGGATTGATGAAGATAGAAATTCTATTTATAATAAATTTATAAAAAGAGAAGTACCACCAATTTATATTTCAAGTGGTAATAAAGAAAAAACTCTAGAGAAAATAACAAAAGATATAATTCGATGTACAGTTAAAATATTGAGACCAGATAATCCAAAAGGAAAATCTTCAGAATGGTTAAAAAAAGCTGGTGGTATAATATCAACAATGAAATTATCAACAACAAGATTAATTGAAATTGTTATAACAATTTTGGGAAATGATAATGTTACCCAAGATGATTATAAGAAAAAAGATTTAATTCAAGAATTAATATGTAAAATAATATCATTTAGAATTACTGGAAAAGACATTACAGATTATAATTTTGGTATTGGAGAGTCTTTATCATCTTGTTGGGATGTAAGAGGTGCAGTATTTTGGTTAATTGATGATTGGAATCAAGGAACTTCAATTAAAATAGGTCAATTTGAATATTTAGCAAGAAAAAATTGGTCATCAATCAAGATAAATGATTTACATCCATTAAAAACATTATTAAAATATAATCCAAATATTGCATCTTCTCAAAAAACTGATCAAAATATTCAAATTAATATTAATAATAATAATATTAATTTTAAAGATAATCGAAACGAATGTATGATAGATGGAGCAAATGATGAATCTTTTAAAGGACAAATTAATGAAAATATTGATTTTAGTAAATTGATTGGAGATTGGAGTTTATTTCCATATGTTGATATGAATTATTTAAATAAACCAAAATTAAGTGGAGTTCATAGAGCTGGATGGGATTGGGTTATATTTAATTTAAATATATTAAATTCCAGAATAAATGATGAAGAAAGAAAGAAAATTCCTGAAAATAAACAAGTAATATTGGATATGTATGGAGATGAAACTTTTGGATGGATGAAACCATTTTATTCAGTAACTGGAAAAATACCATTTAAAAAACCATGGATGAGTTTTTTTCATCATACATTTTTAGAATCTTATTCTGATAATAATTTAGTAAATTGTTTTAATTCCAGGGAATTTCAAGAAAGTTTACCAAATTGCAAAGGTCTATTTGTATTAACACAATATTTAAAAGAAGAAATTGAAAAATGGTTGAAAGAAAAATCAATTTCTGTACCTCCAATTTTTGTTTTATTTCACCCAACAGAAATATGTGAAAAACAATTTGATTGGAATTTATTTGAAAAAAATATGGAAAAGAAAGTTGTACAAATTGGTGCATGGTTAAGAAATACTTATAGCATATATAGTATACCATTAGATCAAAATTATAAAAATCCATTAAAAATAAGAAAAGTTGCATTAAAAGGTCGAGCTATGGAAAATTATTTTAGACCAGAAAATGCAACAATAAAAATGAATTTAAAATTAAATGAAAAACGTGATGTAGTATCAAATATTACAGTACCAACATTTTGTACATGTCAATTAGATCAAAAAGCATTAACTAGCCAATGGAAATCTTGTAATTGTGATTCAGTTTCAATGAAAAATAGACATGTTATAGGTTTATGTGATTTTATAGAACAACAATTTAGTTCTGTTAAAGTTTTAGAACATTTAACAAATGATGAATATGATGAATTGTTATCATCAAATATTGGATTTATGAATTTATATGATGCATCAGCTTCAAATGGTGTAATAGAATGTATGGCAAGAAATACTCCATTATTAATTAATCCTTTACCACCTGTTGTAGAATATTTAGGAAAAAATTATCCATTGTATTATCAAACAATGAGAGAAGCAGCAGATAAATTGTCTGATCCAGAATTATTAAAAAAAGGTTATTATTATTTAAAAAATTTAGATAAGAAAATATTATCAATGAATTATTTTCTTGAACAAATAATATTAAATATCTATGATGCAACAAAATAATCTAAAATAAAATTTTTTCAAATCAATTATTGTTTTTTTTTTAATTAAAATAAATTTTAAATTCCCATTGTTAAAATATGAAAAGATATGTGGGTAAATAAATTATTGTGGGTAAATAAAATTATAATTTTTATTGTGGGAATTTTTTCTTTATTATTAATGAGCGTTCAAAAAAAATTAAATAAATGAAAGAATTTCAAGATTTTAGATAGGTAGATTAATAACTAATATCTTTTTTTGAAAAATAATATGAATACAAAAAAATGGAATCAAGGTGTTTCTGTTCCTAGATCTGTATTGAAATTAGCTATCCATGATTTTCAAACTAAAAGTGATCCAAGCTTTCATTTTACCAAAAATTCAAAGCCTCAAACAAATTTTATAAATAAATCCCCTATTGATTATACAAAAGATGGATCTGATGGATTATTTACAAATTATATGAATAATTACAATAAAAGTTTTAATGAAACCCAAGGAATATCAAGACATCATAATCACGAACCATGGCCACCACATAATTCTCCACATTGGCATAGAAAAGATCATCATCATGATCATCACCATCATCATGGAGTAATTAAAAATTTGCCTGATAATCCACATCATCATCATGATCAAAATCATCGTAGAAGACATGATCATCATGGAAAACATCATTATTATTCATCAAATCCATCACCTAATTATTCTAATCCAGTTACATCATCTTCAAATCAACCAGTTTCTTCAAATACTGTATCAACAAGTCAAGCAGTTTCATCTCATTTTTCTCCTTATTCATCACTTTCATCTTCTTCTGGATTTCCGCTATATTCTCTTGAACCAATATCGACTTCATCATCATTACAACCAAATCAATATGTTAGTTCTTCGAATGATGTTAATTCTTCAGATGATGTCAATTATTCAAATGAAGTTAATCCAATTAGTTCAAATAATGAACCCGATAATAATCATGATCATGATGATAATCACGATCATCACAATGATAAAGATCCATTTTTTTATCATCCAGAAAATGATTGCGATAATTGTGATTTAGTTAATGATTATATATTTGAAATGGAAGTTGGAACTAAAAGAATGATATCTACTGATATATCTGGATTATGTGATAATAATTTCCAATATATTAAGTGGATTATAAATGATCCAGAATTTATAAATGTTTGCAGTCAAGAAAGAGGAGAAAATAAAGTTTTGATTGAGGCATTAAAACCTGGAAAAACAATATTAAAAAATTTATTATATAGAAGTCGATCTTCAAATCCAGAATTTTGTTTTCAAATAATAATTTTAATAAATTAATTATATAAAAATATATTATAAATCAAATAATATTTTCATTTATTATCATTTATTTTCATTTATTTTCATTTATTATTTTTATAATTTTTATTTATTAAATGATTTAAATTTATAAATGATTTTTTTAAAATAAAAATTCCAATTTTGAATAAAATTATAAAAAAAATATTTCAAATTTATCTTAATATTTCTTGGAAGATGGATATTAACAATTTAAATAATGGATTAGATAATAATTATATAACAATATCCCTTGAAGAAATTAAATGTATTAATGAAAATGAAAAATGTATTGGAATCTTTATTTGTATCTTTTTAATGATATTTGTTATATGTCGATTTATATATGAAAATATTGAAAGAATGATAGAAGAAAAAGGATTCTTAAATGGACCAAAGTATTTTATTCCATATATTGGAAATTTATATTCAATGATATTTTGTCCAGAAGAATTTTATGAAAAACAATTAAAATATGGAAAAATATCATGGAATTGTATTATGGGGAAATCTTATATATTTCTTAGTGAACCAAAATTAATTAAGTATGTATTTTCAAATCCAGAAGGAAAAATGAATCTTTGGTTACATTATAATGCTGAAAGAATATTGGGAAAAAAATATAATATAGCATTTATGAATGGTTCTAAACATGAAGAATTAAGATCTGAATTAATGTTTTTATTTAATTCAAAAAGTTTAAAAGATTATGCTAAAATTCAAAAAAAAGTTATTATAAATCATTTAAATAATTGGAGTACAAAACATCCAATCGAAATTAGATTATTAGCTAGAGATTTGAATTTAGATACATCTATTGCAGTATTTATTGGAGAAAAATGGTTAAATAAAGATGAAATTAATTTATTAAAAAAAGATTTCTATAAAATGAATGATGGATTATTAGCAATACCATTTGAATTTTATGGTACATCTTTATATTTTGCAGTAAAATCTAGAAAAAGAATTATAAATTTGATTTCAGAAAAAGTTATACCAAATATAATATCAAATATATTAAATAATAATTTAAATGAATCAAATTCAAATTCCTTATTGGAAAAATGGTTATTAAAAGTTAAAAAAGCAAATTTAAAACAAAAACAAAATAAAGAATATGCATTTCATATATTAGATTTCATATTCGCAAATCAAGATGCGACAACTTCTGGAATAGCATGGGTATTGGAATATTTATCATTAAATCAAAATTGGCAAGAAAAAATATTAAAAGATTATAATTCATCGATTGAAATTGGAGAGAAATCTATCAATGATGAAAAAATGTTATTTGGAAACATATTAAATGAATATAACATCACATCAAATGATTTATTTGTAAAAGAAGTATTAAGAATTCGTCCACCAGCGATTTATGTACCTCACATAGTTTTAGAAGACTTTAAATTAGATGATAAATATGAAATGAAAAAAGGAATGATTATTTTCCCAGGTATTTGGTGGGCTCAAAATTTTGATCCATCAAATACAAAACAATTAAATACATTTGATCCAGAAAGATATACAAAAGATAATGATATTCAAGAAGAAAAAGTTAATTTTGTTTTTGGACATGGATCTCATACATGTTTAGGAAGAATATATGCACCTAATCAATTGAAAATATTTACTATTGAATTCTTAAAGAAATTTAAATTTCATAGAATAAGAACAGCGACATCTGATAAAATAAGATTTATTCCAACAATAATTCCGAAAGATGGATGTTTAGTACAATTATATCCAAAATAATATTTATTTCATTTTATTTTAATAAAATAATTAAAATAATTATTTTTATATCAATGATTTTTTTTTATACAATCATTACATAAAGATTTCATTGCTGGATTTATATTATGATTTTGATTATATATTAATAAAATTAATTCTTGTTTATAAAATGTTTTTAAATCAATATTGTTTTGATTGTTTTGATTGTTTTTATTGTTTTTATTGTTTTGATTATTTTGATTATTTTGATTATTTTGTTTAAGATCATTGGAAATCTTCTTTCTATCAATGAAATTTATATCCATAAGAATAATTTTAAATTTGATTTACAAAATAAAATTGAATTATTTATTTTATTAAATATTTTTCTCATTTATAAAAATAATATAAATATCATTTTTATAAATGAAAATAATAAAGATAATTTTGAAATTTCATGACTTTTTAAATTTTATTAAATGATTTAATAAAATATTTTAATAAATGATTTAAAAATATTTTTTATAAATGATTTAAAACTAAAAGATTTTTTTGCCTGCATCACTTTTCCATTTTATTATAAACGAAGTATAACATTAATTTAATATTTTAAAGAACATAATTAATAAACATGATAATCGACGATAAAATGGAAGAGTTTGTAAAAGATTTGCAACAAAATAGCAAACATTTAAATCATTGTATTTCTGGGATGTTAATTGCAGCTCTTTCTAAATATCCTGATGATATTATAAATACTTTTAAAGTATCTTCCAATACTAATGAAGAAATCCAAATCAAAGGAAATAATAGAGAAAATATTATTATTATGAAAATCCGAATATTACCTTTACCAAAATTAAGTTGTTCTATTGAACCTATTAAAGAAAGAACTCAATAAATTTTGTTATTTTTATTAAAAAAAATAAATTTATAAACATTGTTTAATAAGATTATTCAGATTCTGAACCAGATTCTATTTCTATTTCTACGACCTTTGGATTTTTGTTTGATTTTCTTTTCTTTTTTGAAAATTCAGTTAAATCATAATTTTCATTTTCTGTTTTTCTTTTAGATATTGGTTTTTGACTTTCTCTTGTTTCTGCCAAAATTTTATTTACTGTTTCTTGATTTTTGCTTAGTAAAATAGTCAATAAATTCTTTCTATTCGTTTTTTTTAAAAGAAATCTTTCTGATTCTGGAATTCTGGCAGCTATTTCTTTCTTTCTCAATATTTTTTCAACTAACGCAGCTCTTGTTCCATTTTGATTATCAACATTTTCTAATATAGCTTTAGCCTTTATTTGACAATCTTTTCCAGCTATTGCAGTTAATAATTCTTTTTTATTAAATCTTCTATTAAGTTTTTCAATTGAATATCCTTTTTCAATCAATTCAGGTCTCAATTCCAATAATTTCTCGGCTAATTGTGGTCTAGTATTTCCAACTATTTCTAGTAATTCATTATCTTCGAGACATTGTTTTCTTTGATAAGGTTTAATTCCTCTCTTTTTCTTTTTTGGACTTTCTTTTATTTCTTTTATTTCTTTTATTTCTTTTATTTCTTTAGATGTTCTTCTTTTTCTTTTAATAACTAAAAACATTAATGATTAAATAAAATATTACTTTTATTTCCCGCTAATTTTTCCAAACTTTTTAAGATGATTTGTTTTGATTCTAATTAATGAAAACGATATTAAGATTAAAAAATTATTCTTACCATTTGCAATCTTTGAAGCAATCTTTGATGTATTTTTTGGAACACTTTTTGTAATTTGGTTTAATAAATATGGATTAGTTATTACTAAACGATTTGCTGAAGGACTTTTTGTTTCTATTTATAAAATTAAATGAAATAAAAATAGATTACTTTTCACTGGAATATCTTTGGTATTAATTATTTCCATTTAATCAAAAATATTTATTTAAATGATTTATTTTAAAATAAATTATAAATGATTTATTTTTTAATTAATTTTTTTTCTTTAAGTTTCAAAACTGAAAAAGATTAAAGCTAGCCTTTTTTATTTTTGAAAAGTTGAATTTGTTTCCTAATCATTGTATTTGGTTTTTTTTAAAAAGTCAAGTATAACAAAAATTAATATATTTAACGAAAAATGGAAAGAGCTTCAAATAATTCTTCCAATAGTCAGAGATCTTCCAAAAAAAAATTGGAAGAACTGGAAGAAATAAAAGAATTAAAGGATCCTATTAAAAACCATAGAGTTGTTGTGGTTGGAGAATCTGGAGTTGGAAAATCTCGTTTAATCGAAAATTTAATTCAACAAGTTTTATTAAAAAATGATCCAGTTGGACCAAAAGCTGAACAACTTTCGGAATATATTCAAGAAAGCTTAAAAAATTTAAAGTCAGTAAATTCTGCTGAAGGATGTACAACAAAATCTAGCAAATATAAATTTGATAATTTTGAATTTATTGATTCTTGTGGATTGGGAAGTCCAGAAAAAGGATCTATTTCTACGCAAATTGCATTTATTGATCTTATGGAATCTATATCAAAATATGCTGATGGATTAACTTTATTAATAATGGTTTTTAGACTAAGAATTACACAAAACTTTATTGATAATTATGAATTATTTCATAATATTATATCGCAAGGAAAAATACCGATGATATGTGTTGTTACTGGATGTGAAGAAATTGCAAACCCACAAGATTGGCCAAAGCAAGGAAATAATTTATCAATGTTTCAAAAAAATCATCTTAATTTTAGTGAAATTATTGGAACCACATTTGTAAGTTATCAAGATAAATCAATAGATTTACCATTTATCGAATTAAGAAAAAATTCAACTCTGGCAGTTTTAGATGCAATTTATAAACATTCATTGGAAACAAAAATTCCTATATTTACTGAATCTAATAAATCGGATTTTATTAGAAAATTATGGAACTTTGTTTGCAAAAAAATACCTTTTATGAAAAATTTGCAAGTTCCAAATAATCAAATTAAATCAATTCTTGAAAAAGCTGGAATGGATAAGGACACTATTATAAAATTAACAAATGTTATTGATGAAAAACCAAATCAAAACAGTTTTATGAAAAATATGGTTTAAATTTTATTTTTAAATTAAAAAAACAACAATTAATGTATTTCATTGGCAATAAATAAATTTTCAAATATATTGTAAAATCATTTTTTCTATTCATCATCTTTATATAAAAATAAATTATAAATGATTTATTTTTAAAT